AAAGTCAGAAACAAAATGGGCTTTATGAAAAAAGGTGGCAGAGTCAAAAAAATGGGCGGTGGAATGTCTACTGCTAGAAAAGATATGATGTCTGGTTACTACAAAAATGACATGGGTATGAAAGGTGGCAAGATGTTTAAAGACGGTGGCAAAGTTGGAAAAAAACAACAAGGCTACAAAGATAGAAAAGATGAATCAATCGCTATGAGAGTTAAAAAGAAAAGAACTGCTAAACAATTAAAAGCTAGCAGAGATGAGTCTTATGGTAAGTTTGGTTCTAAAGCTAAGAAGTCTGGAAAAATAAATAGGTAATAACATGGCCGTATTAAAAGGTATTGGCGTAGCTGTAAAAGGTTTTGGTAAAGCTTTAAAACGTGCTGCTAGCAAAAAAGCTGGAACTATAAAAAGTGTAAAACCAGCTACAAGATTGTCAGAGCGAAGAAAGACTTTTGAGTCAGCCATTAAAACTTTAGATAAAGCTAAAAAAGGTGCTTCTCCTGAAACTCAAATGAGAATGAAATCAAGGACGCAACCTCACGTAAAAGATTTAAGTAAAATTCAAGACACCTATGACAAGAAAATAAAAAAAATAGGTTCTAGAGACAGAAAACTTAAACGTAAAGCTATTGGCGCTGGAGCAGCAGCCGCTACTGGATCTTTAGTTGCACACGGAGCTGCTAAAAAGAAATTTCCAAAATACAAAAAAGTTATGGAATCTGATGTTGTTATTAAAGATGGTAAACTAGGATTAAAGGAAAGAAAAAAATAGTGCCATTAACATCTAAAGGTAAAAAAATAATGAAGTCAATGAAGAAACAGTATGGAGCTAAAAAAGGTGAAACTGTTTTCTATGCATCGAAGAATAAAGGTGCTATAAAAGGTGTAGACAAGAAAAGGAAAAAATAATGTGGAACTGGATAAAAAATTTATTTACTCCGAAAAAACAAGTTGTAGTTTTACAAGAAGAAGTAAAACAAGAACACTGTCCGTCACATTTAAGATTTAGAAAAAGTTGTCCTGCATGCAAGGAGATTGTATATGGCTAGACCAGGTTTATACGCAAACATACACGCTAAAAGAAGACGAGGCGGAAAGATGCGAAAGAAGGGTGCAAAGGGTGCACCAACCGCAGCTAACTTTGCAAGAGCAAAACAAACAGCGAGGAAAAAATAATGGCAAAACTATGTCCTAAAGGTAAAGCCGCAGCAAAAAGAAAATTCAAGGTATATCCATCAGCATACGCTAATATGTACGCTTCTGCAGTTTGTTCTGGTAAAGTAACACCAGGTGGTAAAAAAAGACAAAAGAAAGCTGACGGAGGTTTTGTTGCTAAAGGATGTGGTGCTGTCATGTCTGATAGAAAGAAAAGAACAAGGATGGTCTAATGGCCGAAAAAGGTTTACGTTCATGGGTAAAGGAAAATTGGGTCGATATTGCGAACAAAAAATCGGATGGCTCATACCCGAAGTGTGGAAGAAGTGGTGGAGAAAAAAGAAAAAATTATCCAAAATGCGTGCCCATTGCAAAAGCAAGAGCGATGTCCAAAGGGCAGCGTGCGGGTGCCGTAAGAAGAAAACAAGCGAAATCAAATACTGGCCCGACACCGAGTAGAGCCGCAACATTTGCACCAAAAAGAAAAAGAGCTGCAAGTGGTGGATCAATTGGTGATAAAATGATTAGAGAGGCACAAAGAAATTATAAAGGAAGTTATATATCTGGTGACTTGGGTGGAGTAAAAGTATCTAACCCTAGTTTAGTTAAATATTATGGGAATAAGATAAAACCATGAGAAGAGAACGAAAACCAATGCCAGCTAGAAATAAAAAAAATTTCAGACCTACAAAGTCTGGAGCAGGTATGACACGAGCCGGTGTCGCTGCCTACAGAAGAATGAATCCCGGCTCTAAATTAAAAACAGCCGTGACTGGTAAAGTGAAGCCAGGGTCAAAAGCTGCTAAACGTAGAAAATCATACTGCGCAAGGTCACTCGGACAATTAAAACGAGCGTCAGCTAAAACAAGAAACGATCCTAACTCACGTATCCGTCAGGCAAGAAGGAGATGGAAATGTTAAAGAAAAAAAACGCAATTAAAAAAGTGATTAAGGGATTGGGCAAAGCAGTTAAAGCTCACTCTAAACAAGCTAAAATGTTAAAAGGAGCTATAAATGGCGGATCCAAAAAAAGGAACGGGAAAAAAGCCTAAAGGTTCTGGTAGAAGACTCTACACAGACGAAAACCCAAAAGACACTGTAGGTATAAAGTTTGCTACACCAGCAGATGCAAGAGCAACTGTTGCAAAAGTAAAACGTATTAACAAACCTTTCGCTAGAAAAATACAGATACTTACAGTTGGAGAACAGCGTGCCAAAGTTATGGGTAAATCACAAGTCGCTGCAATTTTTAAGAAAGGCAAAAATGCAATTAGAAACAGTAATAAATAAATTAATTAGATTTATTAGAGAAAGAACTGATCAATTATCTATAACAGTCACATCAGGTGGTATTGACAGTATGAGTAAATATCAGTATATAATAGGACAAATAAATGCACTAGAATCAGTGCGTCAGGAACTCTCTAACCTGCTAAACGATAAGGAGCAACATGGAACAGTCATCGACATCAAGTCAAAAAATAATAACGCCGAATAAAGAATTAGTTGGCGTAGAGAAACAACCAAAATTACCGAAACCAACAGGATGGAGAATGTTAGTTCTGCCATTTAAGATGAAAGAAAAAACTAAAGGTGGTTTGCATTTAGCGGAGTCAACTTTAGAACGACAACAAGTTGCATCGCAAGTTGGATTAGTTATGGCTATGGGTTCACAATGTTATCAGGATAAAGAGAGGTATCCAGAGGGTCCATGGTGCAAAGAAAAAGATTGGGTGATGTTTGCAAGATATGCAGGATCACGTATTAAGATTGAGGGTGGGGAGATGCGTCTGCTAAACGACGATGAAGTGTTAGCAACAATTGAAAGTCCAGAGGACATATTGCATGAGTTTTAACATAGGAGGAAACTATGCCGGAAAATAATCCGATAAAAAAAGAAGATCCGAATGTGGAAATCGATACTTCAGGACCTGAAGTCGATGTAGCATTACCGGAAGAAAAAGTCGAAGAGGTTATTGAACAAGTAACTGAAGCGCCGAAACAAGAAGAAGTAGAAACGAAAAAAGAAGAAACGAAAGAAGAACCAAAAAAATCTGACCAAGAATTAGAAGACTATAGTAAAGGCGTTCAAGCGAGAATAGCAAAACTAACTCGTAAGATGAGAGAAGCAGAAAGAAGGGAACAAGCTGCTACTGAATACGCAAAAGCTGTAGAAGCAAAAAGAGTTGCATTAGAAAAAAGATTTGAAAAAACTGATGCAGACTATTTAAAAAAATTTGAATCTAGTATAGCGACAGGAATGGAAGCTGCACAAAAAGAACTTGCAGCAGCTATTGAATCTGGCGATGCACAGGCTCAAGTTGAAGCTAACAAAAGAATTGCAACACTCGCTTTTGAGAATGCAAAACTTGCGACAGCTAAAGAAGGAAGAGAAGCTAAACAAACAACACAGGCCGAGAAACCTGTACAACTCTCCGATGGGCCAACTCAAATGCCATCAGAACCAGCACCAGATCCAAGAGCCGAAGAATGGGCTTCAAGGAATACATGGTTTGGTCAAGACAGAGCTATGACTTACACAGCCTTTGAAATACACAAAGACTTAGTAAACGAAGGCTTTGATCCTAAATCTGATGAGTATTACGCAGAAGTCGATAAAAGAATTAAGGTTGACTTTCCGCACAAGTTCGGTAATACTAGTGAAAAGCAATCGACCGCCCCCGTTCAGACGGTGGCTTCAGCTAATAGAAGCGTAAAACCCGGTCGCAAAACTGTGAGACTCACATCATCACAGGTAGCAATAGCTAAAAAATTAGGTGTGCCACTCGAAGAATACGCAAAACAATTGAAAAACACGGAAGGAGCGTAAAATGGAAAAAGATAAAAACACTTCTCGTGCGAGCCAAACACGGTCAAAGTCTGAAAGACCAAAAGTGTGGGTTCCACCATCTTCTCTAGATGCACCCCCTGCACCTGATGGATTCAGGTATAGATGGATTAGAGCAGAAAGCATTGGCTTTCAGGATACGAAAAACATATCATCTCGTTTACGAGAAGGTTATGAGTTAGTAAGAGCCGAAGAAGTCGAAAATGCATCTGACTATCCGGTCCTCGATGAGGGCAGATACAAGGGAGTGATTGGGGTAGGTGGCCTTCTACTTGCGAAGGTACCGATCGAGATCGCGAAGCAGAGACAAGAGTATATGACTAGACGTCATAGTGATCGAAGCGAAGCCGTAAACAACGATCTTATGAAGGAGCAGGATAAGAGAATGCCTATCAACGTTGATAGACAGACTCGTGTAACCTTCGGTGGTACGAAAAAGTAATTTTAAATATCACTGATTTTTATTAACCGTACTGGAGGCCCTTCGGGGCAGGTACATAAAGGAGTAAACTTATGGCGAATACAAACGCAAAAGGTTTTGGTTTGATAGCTGCTGGTACATTAGGTTCAACACCTGCTACTGGTGGACAAGGCAAATACAAAATCGATGCCGGTTATGCTCACTCGATATTCCAAGGTAACTATGTGCAGATAGACTCTGCAGCTGGTGCTAACACAAACCCTGGATATATCATCAGAGGGCAACAGGCAGTCACTAATCCTACGATTGGTGTTTTGAACGGAATATTCTTTAACGCTGCTACTACAGAGAAGCCAACGTTTCAGAACTTCTATTCACAAGTTACTCCAGCAAACAGTGAAGACATCACAGCGTTTGTTATCGACAATCCATGGCAGCAATATATAGCGGGAACGTCTGCAGCATTAGGTGCAAACAACCCAGCTATTGAAGCACAAATGGGTAGAACTTTGGGATCTGCAGCCAATTCTGGAAGCACGATTTCTGGTCAGTCTGATAACACGTTAACGGTGGCGTCAATCCACGATATTAACAACACATGGAGACTGTTAAGAATTGCAGAAGATCCTTCTAACGAAGATGGAACTGCTGCTAACTGTACAGTAGTCGTTGTTGCTAACAAATCACAATGGTTTGGCACTGGAACTGTAAGCGCATAATAGGAGCATAATATGGCAATATCACGATCGCAACTCGTAAAAGAGTTAGAACCTGGCTTGAATGCACTATTCGGGCTGGAGTATAAAAGGTATGAAAATCAGCATGCTGAGATTTATGCCGAGGAATCATCTGACAGGGCTTTCGAAGAGGAAGTAATGTTAAGTGGTTTCGCAAACGCACAAGTGAAAGCGGAAGGTGCAGGAGTGTCTTTTGACGATGCACAAGAAACTTACACTGCTAGATACACTATGGAGACCGTAGCTTTAGCATTTGCAATCACAGAAGAAGCTATCGAAGATAACCTCTACGATAGATTAGCTTCTAGATACACAAAAGCTTTAGCAAGATCTATGAGTAATGCTAAACAAGTAAAAGCTGTTGAGCCTTTAATCAACGGATTACCATCAACTGCGACTTTCAACACAGGTGATGGAGTATCTTTGTTTAATGCATCTCACCCTACGATAGCAGGTACATTTAAAAATACTTTGTCTACGCAGGCGGATCTTAACGAAACATCATTAGAGCAATCATTAATTGATATCTCTAAAATGACTGATGAAAGAGGTCTTAAAGTTGCAGCTAGAGGAGTAAAAATGATTGTTCCTTCGGAAAATCAGTACACTGCTGAAAGATTGTTAAAATCTCAAGGTAGAACTGGTACAGCTGATAATGACATAAACGCAATCGCGTCTATGGGAATGATTCCACAAGGTTATAGAGTTAATAACTTTTTAACTGATTCTGATTCATTCTACATCATTACAGATGTTCCAAATGGAATGAAATATTTCAACAGAGCTCCATTGACTACTGCAATGGAAGGTGATTTCGATACTGGCAACGTGAGATACAAAGCTAGAGAAAGATACGTCTTCGGATGTTCTGACCCTAGAGGTATCTTCGGTGTTGAAGGTGCGTAATCAATAAATTTTGGGGCCGCCTTAAAACGGCCCCATTTTACAATAAAGTGGTGAGAAACATGAAAAAATTTAGAATCCAAATATTCGCTTACAAAATGTACGGAGATTTTATCATAGAATCTTTGGATGGCCCCATAGACATAGAAAATGCTATCATTGACAAACTAGGAAAAAATGATATAAAGTGGGAGTCTCTTGGAGAAATGCATGACCCAAGAGTTAACAGAATAACCTATGAGGAGGTTATAGAAGATGGAACAACATCTGCAGGACCTTTACACAAAGAAGAAAGGTCTGGACCTAGAATGGGAGCAGGATCATCTCAAGGAGGGTAGATATACTCTCAATATGGTTAAGATTGACAGAAAAGTCAGAGAAGTAATCAGCCATATCAAACTTGTAGAAGCTAAAAAAGCACATCTGCAAAATAAGATTGAGGGTTCCGAACCACAAGTTTCAGTAGCTACTTAATAAAAAGCTACATCGTTGAATAAATTCAATTCACATTACAGGCTCTCTTGCGCTCTAGTTAAATCTAGTATATAGTTTTTTTACTATACAATTAATTAGAATACTGACGCGTATAGTCGACGGCCTAGAGACAGTATTCACAAAAACTAGGAGGATTTAATTATGGCAAGTACTACGTTTAATGGACCGGTCCGATCGGAGAAAGGTTTTGAAGTTGCAACTAAAAATGCAACTACAGGAGCAGTAACTACAAGATATAGTTCAGCTTTACCTGATATGACTGGCTTAGCAAAGCTTGATTTAGCAACAGCAGCTAATATCACTTTACAAGCAGATAAAATGAACATTGTAAATTATACAGGTGCAGCTGCTTGTGCAGCAGCATTACCAGCAGCTACACAAGGAACAGTTGTTGTTTATGTTCAAGCAAAAGATACAGCTGGTGGAGTCAACACTTTGACTTTTGATGCAGCTGGAACTGACGTTTGGGCTACTGGTTCTGTAATAGAATCAAGAGCAGCAGATGAAGTTGATTTTGACATTTCAACTGCAGGTGAAACTCAATTAGTTTTCACTCCTGTAAATGCGGCTACAAACTTGTTTACAACAGGAAGCATGATTGCTTTTATTTGTTATGAAACAGGCACGTGGACTATTGCATCTAGAATGGGTGGCGCAGCAGGCGCTATCAAAGGTGCATTTGCATTCGCAGCATAATAATTAATTTAGTGTGGGCTTCGGCCCACACAAATTTTAGGAGAAAATATGGGAACATACATTTCAAATGTAAAAGCAGTACAAAAATCAACTGTAGCGACGCATACTATATTTGCTGGCCCTGCTCGAATTGTAGGTCTTTACATTAACAAAGAACCGAATGTTGCACAGAGCACTGTTACTTTAAAAGATGATAGCGCAACTGTTGCAGAGTTTACAGTAAGAGCTACTACCAATACTAACGGCGATGGCTTAACACAATATATAGAATTTCCAGGCGATGGAATAAGATGTGAAACAAGTTTAAAACTTACAATCGGAACTGCGGTTACATTTTGTACGGTAATATTTGGATAGGAGATTACTGTGGCTACGATTACTTACACAGTCACTGTAGCAACAGGGACTAATCAATACGGAACCGGTAATAAATATTACATTAACGGAACGGTAAGTCCTGACTTAAATTTAATCGAAGGTAATACGTATATATTCGATCAATCAGATTCTACTAACGGAACACACAGAATAGGTTTTTCTACTACCCCTAATGGAAGTTGGGGAGGAGGGGTTGAGTATACTACAGGTGTGACGGTTACGGGAAGTCCTGGAACTGATGGTAAAACTACTATTGTTGTTGCAACATACGCGCCAACGCTTTATTATTATTGTGTAAACCACAGTGGTATGGGTGCAGCTGCATATACACCAGCTGCTGGATCAATATCTTCTGCATCTAAATTTGAATCTACTTTTACAATAGATGAAGTAATTGAAGATGCATACGAAAGATGTGGTGTTCAAGGAATTACAGGTTATCAATTAAAAGCAGCTAGAAGATCTTTAAATATTCTATTTCAAGAATGGGAAAATAGAGGACTGCACTATTGGGAGGTTGGAAGCACAAATATAGATTTAGTAGAAGGTCAAGCAGAATATATTTTTTATAGAGATACAGCTGATGGAGCCAGTACAACAACGGTTGATCCCGCAAGTGTATACGGTTTATCAGATATAATGGAAGCAAGTTTTAGACAAAACTATGGAACTACAAATCAATCTGATAGTCCAATGACAAAAGTAGATAGATCTACTTATTCTGCTTTTTCAAATAAATTATCAAAAGGAACTCCTTCACAATACTGGGTTCAAAGATTTATTAATAGAACAACAGTAACTTTATATCCTACACCAGATGCATCAGCAGCTGGAAATTATGTTTATGTAAACTATGTTAAAAGAATTACCGATGTTGGTAACTATGATAACGTGGGCGACGTGCCAAATAGATTTGTTCCGTGCATGGTTTCAGGTTTAGCATATTACTTATCACAAAAATGGGCTATTGATAGAGTTCAACCTTTAAAATTATTATACGAAGATGAATTAGCAAGAGCGTTAGCAGAAGACGGTTCACCTTCTAGTTCTTTCTTAACACCTAAAACATATTATCCAGGAGCATAATGGCAAAATTTTCATCAGGTAAATATGCACAGTTTATATCAGACCGATCAGGTTTTGCTTTTCCATATCAAGAGATGGTTGTTGAATGGACAGGTGCTAGAGTTCATACTTCAGAGTTTGAACCAAAGTCACCACAAGTAAGTCCTAAACCACATGGTGCAGACCCACAAGCTTTAGAACATGCAAGACCTAGGTCACCATCAATACCTAGTCCAGGAATTTTAAATCCTGATCCATTGTCAATGAACGCAACTACAACGGCAACAGTAACTTTAGATAATTGTCAATTAAAAGTTGGAGATGCAGTTACATTTTTAAATGTTACAGACAATGCTGTTGGGGGAGTTATAAATACTTTGTTATCTCCTTTTGCAGTATTAGCAACTAACATGACTGATTCATCCTCAACAATAGTTTGTGATAGTACAAGTCAATTTCCGTCATCGGGTTATGTATTTATTGAAAGCTTTTCATCACCATCTGCAACAAACCCAGATTACGTTCCAGAAAAAAATTTTGAAATTATTAAATATAATACTAACACAACAGGCACACAAACTTTATCTGGTTTAACAAGAGCGACTAACGCTCCTTTTAGAGGTATAACACCACCACTTACATCTGCACATGCACACACAGCTGGTGTAAAAGTTTTTGGTGCGTTTAACGTAGCAAGTATTACAACTAGAACACAAAATAATCCTGGTGAGCCATCTCAAATTACGGTAAATACAGGTTTTACATTTACATTACCAACTGCTGCAACAGCAACAGAAGTTGGTGGAGGACCAAACGTTTATTTTAGTCCAATAGGAAGAGGATTAGTATAATGGCATACACACTATCAAATCTAAGAGACGATATTAGAAATTACACAGAGGTTAGTAGCACAGTTTTAACTGATGCAATTTTAGATACTATGATTAAAAATGCAGAGAATAGAATATATAGATCTGCTGATAATGATGACAATAGGTTTTATGCTACATCAACTTTAACAACTGGAAATAGATATGTGACTATTCCATCAGATTTAAGAATTATTAGATACGCTCAATTAAAAGATACATCTACTGGTAAACAAGTATTTTTAGAAAAAAAAGATACTTCATACATGGCGACATATTATGATACGCCAAATACAGCTCAAGGATTTCCAAAGTATTACGCTAACTGGGATGCTAACTTTTGGGTAGTTGCACCTACGCCAGACGCTCAATATGAGATAACATTGGCCTATATAAAACAACCTGAAAGTCTAACTGTAACAACGGGTTCAGCCCCACCAAGTACGAATGGCACTTATTTGTCCAACAAATATCAAGACCTACTTTTGTATGGTTCGTTGATCAATGCATATGGGTACTTGAAAGGTCCGCCAGATATGGTACAATACTATCAGCAAGCATATAATGATGCTTTACAAACGTATTCTATTGAACAACAAGGTAGAAGACGCAGAGACGAATATCAAGATGGAGTTATTCGTACACCTCTTAAATCACCTTTTCCATCGGATTATTAAGGAGATAAAATATGGCAAACGTAATACCAAATTCATTTCGTGGAGAGTTGTTCTCAGGAACACACAACTTTGCGAGTGGAGGTGATACATTTAAAGTAGCTTTGTATACAGGATCAATTGGTGCTGTTTATACAACGGCAAGTACAGTAGTCTCTGGAACAAATGAAGTTAGCACAGGTGGAGGAAGTAACTACACGAGAAAAACTTTAAATTCTCAAGCGGTAGCTTCTAGTACAGCTGTAGCTTCAGTTGACTTTGGAGATTCAACTTGGACAAGTGCAACATTTACAGCAGCATTTGCAGCTATCTACAATGATGATCAAGGAGATAAGTTATGTGTAGTATTAGATTTTGGTGGAGACAAAACTTGTACTAATGGAACATTTAAAATTACTTATCCTGATCCAGCAACACCAGCTAATGCTATTATAAGTATGAGCTAATAGGAGAATAAATGGCTTTAGTAATAAATGATAGAGTAAGAGAAACTAGTACATCACAAGGCACAGGAACTATAAACCTTGCAGGTGCTGTTACAGGTTTTAGAACTTTTGTTGACGGGATAGGTGATGGTAACACAACTTATTATGCTATCTTTGAAGAAGGTACGAACCTATTTGAAGTAGGTCTTGGAACTGTAACTGATGCAACACCTGATACTCTAGCAAGAACTACTGTTTTAAGTAACTCTTCAGGTAATACGTCAAAAATAGATTTTAATTCAGGTGGTTCAAGTACATTAAGTGTATTTTGTACAATGCCTGCGAGTAAATCAGTTTATTTAGATTCAACAGGGACGCCGGTAGGAGCGGCAAGTAACGGATTTGCTGTTGCAATGGCAATAGCTTTATAGGAGGAATATGGCACAAGATTTTACTAGACACGCAGTTGAAGCAACTAACAGTCCTACTACTGTGTTTACAGCAAACTCTAATGATGCAGTTATTGGAATCAGGATAGCCAACAAAGTAACCTCGGCAATTGCAGTAGATGTTTTTGTGAGCGTGGGTGGATCGCAAACAAGATTTATTTGCAAGGATTTAAGCATTCCAC